ATTGTTTCATCAAGATAATATTTGTTTTTAGGTGTCATTATTGCCATCCTGATTTTTATTTCAGAAGGCATTTTGATTAATTTACCTTTTTCATCAAATCTAGGTTTTTTGTTTTCAGAAAGTAATACTACATCCTGTTCAAACATTTTTATCACTTTAGTGGTTTTCTTTATTGCCTTTAATATTTTTTTGTCCATTCTTACCTCACATTTCTACTTCCGTTTATTTGAGCAGAAATATTAAATTTAAAGAATCCTGTTTCAATCATTGGATTGTCAAATCCTTTTTTCTTAATTGTTGCAGGAGCATTAGAAGGACTCTTTATTTCTTCTATGATATTTTTATATTGCGTAGCAGCTTCTATTCCAATTTGATTCAACATAGAATCAATATTCCAACCACCTTTTATGATGTTGTTTATGCCAGATTTAAAGAGCCTTTCGCCTGTTGGTTTGAACTTTTCAAACGCTTTTTCATTATAATGCCAGCCAGGAACTCCTTTGCTGGATCCGCTTTCTAAGACATTTGATAATCCATAAGCGTCAAAATTCCCGTTAACTCCATAATTTATGTTTGTTCCGACCTTTATTGTCTGTTTTGGCATTGCCAAAAACTCCATAAATTTCTTATTCTGTGGCTTTTCCTTTATTTTCAATCTTACTGGCATTCGTATTTCCTCTCTTTTCGCTTGTTTCTTCTTCAATTACTTCAATATTAAGTTTTCTATCCTTAATTTCATTCAAAGCTATTTCAAGCCTTCTAGGAGACAATTCAAGTTCATTGTCTCCAGTTTTAAGAAGAATGTGATTAAAATCTACCAGTAAAATTTCCACTTTTTCATTATTTCTTAAAATCATTTTTTTCCCCCTTAAATTATTCCAACTGTGGGAATATTTTCATCTACTCCCATCAGTTTTAATAATTCTGTATACATTCTGAAATATGGATTGTTATTACCTGCCCCCTCTTTTAAGACCACATTTGAAATCTGTATCTCTTCAAAATTCAGTTCTTCATTCATTGTTAAGAGATAACCTAAAAGATAAACTCTTAATAACTCATGCTTTTCCTCTGAATGTTTTTCAAAGACTATTTTATATAAATTTCTGACAACCTCAATGTCATATTCCATTATTTCAGGTACTGTTTTTTTAGCTTTTTCTATTCTTTCATCAAGATCAAGCATTTCTATTCTTCCCTTTCAACCACTAAATTCTTTTCTTTCAGTTCTTCAAAATATTCTTTAGAAACTTCAAGAACTTCTCCAATTTCATGTCTTTTGCTATCAAAGAATGGAGAAAGTACAATTATTTTTATATTTTCTTCAGTAGGAGCAGCTGTATTCTCTGCCCCTGTATTATTCTCTATAGCTGTATTTTCTGTAGTTGTATCGTTTTCTAACTCTGCTTGTTTTTTCCCGTTTGCCATTTATTTCCCCCTTTTATCCTACTGTTCCTATAAACATTGAATCCATTATTGTTGGATTTGGTGCTACCATTGCTTCAATAACTATTTCAACATTGGTTACTGTTGAATGTTTTCCTATTGCTGCAACTTCTAAAGGTGCATATGTTCCTTTGATGTCTACAATATCTCTACCACTAGCTACTCCTGAAAGTTTATCAACCTTTGTCGGAGTTGGACCGTATTCCATTTTCCCCAAAACTCCGTTTGGAATTAATGTGACAACATAACTACCGCCGCATGTTTTTTTAGCTTATTGAACGTATTTTTATTCATCAGAGCTATTTCAACTTTTTTACCTTTACTTTCAAGCTTTTCTCTCCATCTGTTAAGGTCTTCCAACGGATCAGATGTTGCTGCACTCCATACAGCTGTACTTGTCAACGTTTCTTTTAAGTCTGCCGACAGTTTGTAGTCTGCTGTTCTTCCTCCACCATTTTCAGCTATATAAGTAACTTTTCCAGTTGAAAGTAACTGAGAAACTGTATAAGTCGCTAATGCTCTGACTGATGCCAAGAAACCGTTTTTTCCAGCAAAAGTTTCATATAATTGTGCAATGTAACTTTGTATTAATGTTTCATCTTTAGAGTTTAAAAACTGAAATAAAGTCATTCTTTCTTTTTCAGGAATTACCATTCTCTCCCTAAAAAATTCCTTTCCTTCCTTTGTGTGTGTTCTGTAACCCCAATCTCTAGCTAATATATCAGCGTCAAAATTTGAAAACTGAATAACTTCAACTGCACCGTTTCCTATCCCGTTTATTACATTTAAATCAAAGTCATTATTATAAGCCATTGGAAACATTGTCTCCGCTAGTGTTTCTTCTTTTACCCCTGCATAATATTTATTTAAGGCATTAGCCTTAAAGATTTCTGTCAATCCTTTCATATCCTCAATTTCCCCCTTTTTTATTATTTTCTGTTTTTATAAACGTACGTTACACCCGCTGGTAATCTGTCTTTTGTAACTGTTAATGGTGTTTTATGCTCTTTTCCAACTTCAATTAATTTGTCTAAGTAAACTATCCCCTCAATAGCTACTGTCAATGGTTTTTCTGTTTCCCAGTCCTTAAATTCAACATCATGGACTAGAACTCCATCCGCTTTTTCTGTAACAGTTATTGGTAACATTAAGTCACTTTTTTCCCTCAAATCATAACTGTTTTTGCTTTTTAAAAGTGTCCCGGCAGGTAAAAACAAACTCACGCCTTCTTTTATTAACTGATTAGCAAAATCGGCTTTTGCTCCTCTAACTACAACATTTAAATGTTCCCTGTGCATTACTGCTCTTTTTTTCATTTAATTTCCCCCTTATTTCATAAATTTTGTTAAATCAGTATCAGTTTTTTCTCTTTCTTCAAGCATATTATCAACAAAATCATTTTCAGTTCCTGTTTTAAATACACCTTCTGCTGTTTTTGTTATTGAATACTCTTTTAACAAATCATTTTTAAATGCTTCCTGTTTTTTTGCTACTGTTTCAACTGCAGTTTTTAAATCATTTTCAGTCATTTCAGGATTCAGTATTATAAGATCCGTGAAATGTTCACTTATTTTATTTTCTGCGACAAGTTTAGTTTTTGAAATTTCAAGTTTCATTAAATTAATTTCATTTGTCTTTTCCTGAAGCTCCTTTTCAACCTTTTCTTTTTCCTCTTTGTCCAGCTGTTCTTTTGTTTTGCCCTCATTTTCAAGTTTAGAGAGCTTTTTCTGTAATGTTTCAAGGTCTTTTTTTAATTTAGAGTTTTCTCCATCTTTAGCTGTTCCCTGATTTTCAAGATCAGCTATTTTATTTTTTAACTCTTCAACTGTTAAATCAGGCTTTCCACCTTCTCCACCTGTTCCACCGCCTTCAGGCTCTTTGTCTTTTAAAATTCTTCTTAAATAATTTAAATACATATATTCCTCCCTTTTCTTTTATTCAAAATTATCTGGAAAATAAGCGGTAGCCCAACAACGACAACCAGGGTCTTCACCAGGAAGAAGGTCAGCTTCATCATATTTATAAACTTCTTCATCCCTATCCTGATGTTCAGGTCTTACACGTTCATCTCCCATTGTGTTCCAACTGAAATATTCAGAATCTTCTGCAACTATTTCTTTTAAGAAGTCTTTGTAATAGTTGCCTTTCATGTTTCTAGCTCTGAATTTTGCGTTATTTTTAAGTTTTTTTCTTAAGTCTGTATTATCTTTGTTTTCTGCAACAAATTCTTTCATTTTCTGTTGCCATTCTGCCACTTCATTGACTTGTCTTGTTGCCAATGTCAAATGCTTTTTAACATCAATATTTTTAGTTTTACGATACTTTTTTTCTAAATTGATACTAAAACTCATAAAAGTTTTTAAAATGTCACCAGAGGGCATTTTTAACGTTTTATGATTAAGCTTAGAATAATTCAGTTTTCTAAATATCTTAAAAAGCTTTTCTTCTGTCTTAAAATCCCACTTCAATTCAACTTTATTCATACATTCCCTCTAATTCCTCTGTCACTTCAGCAGTCAAAGCGTTTATCTTGTCACTCAAAGCCATTTCTTCATCAATGTTTTTGAGCTTTGCTATTACATCCGCCATTTTCTCAATTGTTGTTAATCTTGAAAGCTTTTCTGCCTCTTCAAATGGATCTAAATAGGTGTAGTCATCTTCTGTCACATCTGACACTCTTCCCATCAACTCCAAAGCCGAATTGTCAAGGTCTACAAGTCCTTTCAAAAAGTCCGTTCTGAAACTTAGAATTTTTGTTCTAAGACCGTTATTTTTCATTGTGTACGTTTCTTGTGACACGTTTTGAGTCTTAGTATCTACTAGTAGAAATTCAGGGAATAAGTTTGACAACCTCTTTTCAAGCCGTTCAATGTTAGATTGCATCTCTGAAATTAAAGGCTTTGAAAGCTCTATATATTTAAAAAATGCAGCCTGTTCTCCAGGTTTTGTGTAAATAAACCTTTTTTTCTTAAACCTGAAATTTTCTAACGCCTCGGCATTTTTCTTTTCCTGCTCATTTCCGTTAATATCCGCAAATTTTCCAACATTTCCAGCATGGATTATTGGATCTCCGTGAATATCTAAAACATTATGAATATAAGCCTCAATCACATTAATTTTGTCAATAATATTTAAAGCTTCAATTATATTTGAATCAGTTCTAAATTTGACAACTGGGATTTTGTCCAGCATAAACGGAGCTTCAAAAATTTGATTATCAATTATTTCAACTTTTTTCACTTTCCCATTTTCAAGCTTTTTATATTCACGAGAAAATGAAACTGTGAGTTCTTCGCCTTTTTCGTTGAAATATGAGTATTCTCCATCAATTTTGAACTGTATCAGCTCCCCAAACTGTTCAATGTGTTCTATATTATCTATCTCGTGCAAAATATATATTATTTCGTCATTTTGAGTTCTTATTGCTTCAACAAATACGACTTCTTGTAAATACATTTCTTTGCAGATTTTTTTACTGAAAGCCTGCATTTTGTTAAAATCCCAAACTTTTTGAAGTTCCTCTTTTTTTGTTTGTAAATCTTTTATAGCAGCGGAAATAAGGGCTTTTGTAATATCTTTAACAGGATTAAATATTTCTATTGTTTCATCAAATAAATTCGGCGTATTATCATTAAAATTAGAACTGTCATATTGTGTTCTGTTATAGTAGTTCTTTATCCGTTTCCGCTGTTTTTCATCCATCCAGTTTCCCCCTTTCCTTAGTCGTTAAAGAGATAAGCAATACCACCTTCATTCTTTTTCAGACTATAAAGCACGTATCTCACACTATCCATGACATCGTCATTTAACTTTACAGGTTCATCGTTTTTTCCCCATACATAGCTATATATTTCATCTTCAAATCTGCCTTTAAATGCTGATTTCACTACTTTTAAAACATTTCTCTTGTACATCGCACCGACCAAGTCAATTCCTTCTTTTACATCCTTTTTCGCATTTTCTGCATATATTCCAGCGTCATTTAATCCATTTACATATTCCACTCTTGCACCATCGCAGAACACCCTTGAAGGTCTGTATTGCCTGTATTTTTCAAGTATTTTTGGTTTCCAGTACGGCTCAAAATATTTATGCTGTTTTGCAATTACTTCGACAATATAATAATTGTCATCATAATCAACTCCAATAACCACAAGAGTTCCGTAATGTTCATACCCCCAGTCAATTCCAAAGTAAAATTCTTTAAAGCTAATGTTTTCAATACTTTCAACAACATTTTCTTTTTCGTTAAACTCTCCGAAAACTATTCCTTCCTGTGCCACCCACAAGCCTAAAATATCTCTGTCATATGTAGCACCATTCGGAGTAGTTTTTTTAATACTTTCAACGTATTCTGGACTGTTATTTATGAGATATTCATTGTCATCAAGCCTAAAATGTTCTGAAAGTATATTCAGTTTCCAATTTTCCAAGCGTTCTCCTGCTTTATCAATGTAATCTTTTTTGACAAAATGCCCTGGATTATCTGGGTTTGTGTCAATAAATATCTTAGCCCCTTGCCCTGAAGTTCTTGAAAATGCCTCTTCGATAAACGTTTTGTGCAACGCCGTTGCCTCGTTTATATACGTTCCGTGGCTTGTCATTCCACGCATTTTCTTCCAGCTGTCTATTTTTTCTCCACCGAAAATATAAATGTTATTTCCAAATAGTCTAAAACTCCCATCTTTGCTAAGTTTGAACGTAGTTTCTAACATCGTTTCCCAGTCATTTAAGACATTCCGCCAAATACTTCCACTTGTTGCTCCAACGATAATAAAATTAACGTTTTGATTATAAAAATGCGAAATATGAGATAGCATTAACAAGTTATTTAAAAAAGTTTTTCCGGATCTCTTTGCACCGTGTAGAATCGTTATTCGTGGCTGTTCTTTTTTAAAAACTTTTAAAATATTAATCTGTTTTTTGTTGAGTTTATTCATCAGCATCAACCTCTGCAGTAATGCTTTGCAACAATGCAACAAGATTTTTTTCTTCTTTATTTTCTTCCTGCTGCGGTCTGTCAAAGCCTTTTAATTTTGCTAATAACTGTAATGATTGAGTGCTAGCTCTTAAGTCCGTTATTGCCGCTTCGTATTCCACAATTTCCGCTTCTGTAAATTCTTCATATTTCACGACTTTTTTACCGTCCAAATCAACAACAACAGGCTTTTTAATCTTTTTTTCGACAACTTCCGCTTGTTTTTGTTTTAATGTTCCGTTTGCCATCAAGTGATTTTTTAAAAGCTCCTCGTTGATATAATCAGGGTCTATCAATAAAGGGTTTGAATCAGCAAAAGTTTTTTTTATTCTGTCAATTATTTTTCTTATTTTTTCTTTTCGCAAAAGCATATATCCAGTCGTGTAATCCTTATAACCGCTTTGTAAAGTCGCTAACTTTACATTTAATTTACAAGCAAAATAATTTCTTATAAATTCTTTTTCTTTTTCTGTTAATTTTTTATAAATGCTATATTTTTGTGTGACTCTTATTTTCTTTTCTTCTTCATTAATAACTTTTTCAACGATGTTTCTTTTTTGAGATTCTGTAACGTTTTCTTTTGTAACGTGTAACGTTTCTTTTTTTTGTAACGTTACATTGTTACGTTTTTTTTTAATAGCGTTACATTGTTTTTTTTTATTCCACTTATATCTTTTTGCCCAAACTCTGATAGTGCTATCTTTTATATTATATTTCTCTGCGAGTTCCTTCGCCCCTGCTCCGCTCTCATATTCTGCTCTTATCTTTTCTCTCTGATTATCCATACATCTTCAAATACCCCTCCCCCTTTTTTAGATATTCTTAAATGTTTTTGCTTTCCCTCCAACCTCAACCGTTTCTTGTTATTTTTTAAACTCTTTTTTTAAATTAAAATATGATTAAACGTGATGAAAATAAAAAAAGGGACACAATCGCATCACTACGACTATGTCCCCATTGTGGACTTTTAGAGTTAAGCATTTTTGTTATATAAAATAACTTGCACTATATTTTAAAAATATATCTCAAAAAAACTATTTTATTGTTATTTTTTCACATTTGCATATATTATACCTCATTTTTTAATCTTTTTCAATAGTTTTATCTTTTTTCAAAAATTTCAAACAAAAAAATATTTTCATCATTTTTATTCAATAAAATCAATACTTTTAGAAACTTTTCAAAAAATATTTTCTAAAAGTACTTGACTTTTAGAAAAAGAAAGGGTATACTATGTGTGTAAAGGAAAGGAGGTGAAAGAAATAATGGTCAGGTTCTACAAAAAAAGAAACTTGAGGATTACGGAAGTTACTATCCAAGTCAACATCATAATCTTCAAGTTTACAATCAAACTTCAGCCGAGGGAGTAAAATCCCTCTCCTGAATACCATTATTATAACATTTATGACTAAAAAATTCAATTTTAAAAAATTTTCTTTACTGCTAGAAATTAAAAAAACTACAGTAAGAGAAAAAATATCTGCAGTAGTCGTGATTATATTTATAGCTCTATTAATTTATTTAATAAAGAAATAGACCAGGAAGGAGGTTGAAAATGCAAAAAAAAAGACCCGTAGGGAGACCAAAAGGAATCCCTAAGGCAGAAAATTCAGGTAGAAAGAAAGGAAGCGGAGTAAAAACAGAAAGATTTTTGGGCTGTAAAGTAACCCCAAAAGAATTTTATGAGCTTTCTAATATAATGCAGTTTTACAAGAAAAAGTATAATTTAAAAACTGTAGACCTGATAAAAAAAATTTTTTACGATATTCAAAGTATTGAGAAATTTGACTTTGAAGAGTTTGAAGAAAAATAATTCAAAAATATTTTCTAAAAGTACTTGACTTTTAGAAAATAATAAGCTATAATAGTGTCAAGATGAAGGAAAGATAAAATAAAAAAAGACTTGAACGAGCTGCAACTCGAACAAGTCGAAAGGTAAAATAATAGTCGACCAAGACATTTTAAAATACCTTGATTTATTTTATCAAATCCTAAAAAAAAAATCAATAGGAGATGGTAAAAATGACAAGAAAAACAAAGAAATTAGTAGAAATCAAAAAAGAAGCTTTAAGAAAAGCATTAGAAAACTTCAATACAGGATTCTATCATGAGAGTCCTGCAGGAAAATCAGAAATGGAAAAATTTGTTGATTCAGCATTGTTTAATCATGAAGACTTAGCAGAAGAAATAAAATTTCAAGTAAGAAACTATCTTAAAAATTTCAAAAACTCTTATTACTATTCAAATAATCAAACTGATGAATATTACATAATAAATACAGAATATTTTAAAAATCATGTAGAGCTTTTTAAAAGCTTCTACGATGATTACAAAGAAGCTGATTGGGACTATTACAGAAGTCTCAACGAAAGCTTTGGAAAATGCTATAAATAAAAAAACCTCGGGGGAGGTTAATTGAGAAAAACAAAAAATCAGGAGGAATAAATTATGAAAAATAAAAATCTTTTAAACATAGATTATCACAAAAGAGGAGCAAAAATAATTGAAGAAAATTATAAAGTTTTCTTCAGAAATCAAGGACAATACTGTATAATTCAAGATTTTATTGAAAATGAAGAGTATCATATAAAATTTCTCACTCCATTCATGTTTGGTGCTTTGAGAAATAAATATAAAATTGAAAACAAAAT